AGACAATCTTACTTCCGGAGACAATGGAGCTGTGATTCCTAAGTCTATCGCCAACAAAATCATCAAGAAAGTACATGACATTTCTCCGGTGTTTAGCAAGGCTACACGATACAACGTGAAAGGAGAACTAAATGTTCCTTATTACCCGGCTGATTCTAAGGATATCCAGATGACTTATGTTGAGGAGTTTGTAGAGTTAGAGTCTTCTTCCGGAAAGTTCGGAACTATCTCCTTAAAGGGCTTCCTAGCTGGAGCTTTGACTAAGGTATCTAAGAGCCTTATCAATAATTCCAACTTCGATATTGTTTCTTTCGTTGTTGATGCTATGTCTGAAACAGTATCTCGTTGGGTAGAGGGGCAGCTTCTTAAGGGAACCACCGGCAAGGTTGACGGTATGATTAAGGGAATTACCCAGACTGTTACCACGAAGGCAGTAAATAAAGTAGATGCAGATGACCTTATTCAGCTGCAGGAATCTATCCCGGATGCTTATCAGGGAGAAGCTTGCTGGATTATGACTAAGAACACCAGAACAGCCATCCGCCAGTTAAAGGATAATAACGGCCAGTACCTGCTTAATCAGGATGCAACTACTAAGTGGGGATACACTTTGTTTGGCAAGCCTGTTTATGCATCTGAAAACATGGATGAGGTGGCTACCGGAAAGAACGCTATCATTTATGGTGATTTATCCGGTCTTGCGGTTAAGCTTTCTGAGGAAATGGAAATAGAAGTCCTTAGAGAGAAGTTTGCTACCCAGCATGCGGTTGGTGTTGTTGCTTGGATGGAGTTTGATGCCAAGGTAGAAAATGCCCAGAAGCTTGCAAAGCTCACTGTGAAGTAAGAAATAGATCTGCGGAGGCGCACTTTGGGTAATGAGTAAAAGTTTAGTCAGAACCTAAAATGCGCCTAATGTTGGGCTCTGTGAACTCTGAAAGGGGGAGGAATGAAAGTAAGCGAACTTACGGAATCCGTTATTGCTAATTACTGCAGAATCATGGAGGAAGATGTTACAGAGAGCGAGAGAGTGTCTTTAGACGCTTTAAAGACTGCAGCTGTGAGTTATGTTATGTCTTATACAGGGCTGTCTTTAGAAGAGATAGATAACCACGAAGACATTTCTATAGCGGTTCTTACCTTGATTGCAGATATGTATGATAACCGCGCAATGACAGTAGACAAAAAAGAAGTCAATCGTACAGCAGAAATTATCCTCTCGATGCACTCTAAGAATTTGCTACCGGGAGGTGGACAAGATGGCCATTAATCCCGGAAGACTTAGAAAAGTGATAGGAGTTTATCGGTATATTGAAAAGGAAAACTCCGTAGGATCTACAATAAAGGTCTTAGAGAAAGTGAGAAGTCTGTATGGAGAAATCCGTCCGGTTAGAGGGAGTGAGTATACAGAGTATTACAAAGAGTATCATTCCCTATCTGTGAAAATCACTTTAAGGCATTGGGCTGATTTACGTCCTACAGATATTTTGGTGTATGGGAAGCGGCAATTTATTATCCAGTCTATTATTAATCCTTTAGAGGTAAATTACATTGTAGAGTGTATGTGCGTAGAAAAGACGGAAAAGGAGATTGCCTATGGTTGATATTGATTATCATGGACTGGATAAGGATTTTCAGAGTATTATTGAAACTTTTCCGGATGAAGCAGAGAGATACCTTAGGCAGCAGGCCAAAGCTTGGAAGGATTCCTGTAATGAAAAGGGCTATAAGAATTACACGAAAGGAAAAAAGCCTATCGCAAAAAGCTGGAAAACAGAGTATGAGAGAGATTCTCTTTACAATGCAACTGCGGTTAGTGTGACAAATAAAAGCCCTTTGTTTCATTTACTGGAAAACGGCCACAGGAAATGGCTCTGGGGTGAAGATACAGGAGGATTTGTTCCTGGAAAGCACTATGCAGAGAAAACCAGAGAGGAATTTAAGGATAGCTTTGGAGAGGACACCGGGAAATTTGTTGAGAAGGCTATAAAGAGGCATAAACTATGATTGAGTTATTAGAAGTCAAGAAATCATGTAATAAGGCTCTGAGAGAGGCCTTTCCAAAGCTAAAAATCTACGGTACAGATGTAAGAGAGGGGATGGAGCTACCAAGCTTTTACACGGAGATAGTTCCATATACTTTGGATTATGAGTCCATTAATCTTGTAAGACAGAAATGTGGTTATAAGATTACACTTCTTGAAAAAACTCCAAATGAAGAATTTCAGCTTTCCGTGTTTGAAAAGATACGGAAAGTTTTTCATTTGAAAATCAAGATTAAGGAGAAACTGGTTACTGTAAGCTCCGTAGAATTTGATTATATCGGTACTGAAAACAATATATTTCAAATTACTGCACGCTTTGAGTGGTATGACACGATTGCAGAGCCAAAAGATGAAGAGACGGCAAAAGAGTTAGTTATGAGAGGAGTAGAAAATGAGTAAATTAAAGTCTCCGGAAGTGAATATTAGCTTTATTGAGAAAGGAGAATCTGCAATCCAGAGAGGAGAGAGAGGGATTGTAGCTTTGGCTTTATCAGAAAAGACTAAGATGGAAGCTTTCACTGCATATTCCGTTACAGATATTCCTTCCGGATTAAGTGCACAAAATGCGCAATATGTTAAAGATGCCTTACAGGGTTATGAGGTAGCACCTAAAAAGGTTATCGTTTATGTAATGCAAGGAACTCCTGAGAAGCTTAATGCAGAGTATACGGCCATGCTGAAATACTTTGCGCAGACTAAGTTTGACTATTTAGCGATTCCTACGGTAAAGACTGATGGAAAGACTAATGAGGTAGTCACTTGGATTAAAAGCTTAAGAACAGAGCAGAAGTTAAAGCGGAAGGTCGTTCTTCCGGAGGTAGCCGGAGATAATGAGGGAATCATTAATGTAAGCGCAAGCTTGACAAGGCCAGACGGTACGGTGATTACTCCGGAACAGGTAACTCCGAGAATTGCCGGCCTTATCTGTGGTACACCATTGAGTATTTCTATCACTTATGCACCGCTGAAAGACTTTATTGACTGTCAAAGATTTACTAAGCAGGAAGCGGATGAGGCTGTAGGGGCTGGAAAGCTTATCTTTATGTATGACGGTGAAAAAGTAAAGGTTAACCGTGGAGTGAACTCCTTAAGCACTACCACAGAGGTAAAGGGAGATAGCTTTAAGAAGATTAAGATTGTGGAAATCATGGATATGATCTATGAGGATATCCGTAGAGCTTGGGAGGATACCTATGTTGGACGATATGCGAACACTTACGATAATAAGTGCTTGCTGATTACTGCCATTAATTCCTACTTTGCCGGGCTTGTACGATCCAATCTTCTGTCTAAGGGAGAATGCTATATTGACATTGACGGTCAGCGTGAGTATTTAAAACAGAAAGGTGTTGATGTAAATAATCTTTCTGAGCAAGCGGTTAAGGAAGAGAACACCGGCTCCAGAGTTTTCTTAAGAGCGAATATCTCTATCTTAGACGCTATGGAAGATATGGATTTGGAGATTTATTTGTAAGAAAGGAGACAGTATGGACGGTTTTGTATCTGATCAGGTTATCAATGGTACCTGGGGAGAACTCTGGGTAGATGATACTTATATGGCGGAGGTAATTTCTTTTAAGCTGGAAATCAATGCCAAGTATACCAATGTCCCAAGAACAAGAAAGCTTCTGGATGGCCAAAAGCTAACCGGAGTAGAGACAAAGGGAGAAGTTAAGCTGCATAAGATTTCTTCTTTCCTTGCGAAGAAGGTATCTGATGGTTTGAAGTCCGGAAAGGTTCCGAACTTCAAAATTATTTCTAAGCTTTCCGATCCGGCAGGTCTTGGTACGGAAAGAGTTGTGGCATACGGTTGTAAGTTTGACAAGGCAATTCTTGCAGACTGGGAGCATGGAAAGAATGCGGAAGAGTCCTACAGCTTTACTTGTGAGGACTGGGACTTCATCGACACGATTTAGGAGGGATTATGGAGGAGTTTAAAAGTATATACAAGATACTTAGTATTCTCCATAAGTCTATGGATTTCGAGGATTGGGACAAGAATCTTCTCACCCATGAATCCTTGAATCTTTCCTTTCCTAAATGGTCAAGAATTATGAGTATGCTACTTAAAGAAGGGTATATCTCCGGAGGAGAAGTGCTTGAAAGTTTTGGGGATTTTTATCCCAGAATAAAGCTTACGAGACCGGAGATTACCTTGAAGGGCTTGGAGTATCTTGAGGAGAACAGCTTAATGAAGAAAACGGCAAGACTGATTCAAGGGATTTCTAATATAGTGAAATAGGAGGAAACATGAGTTTAACACAGAAACTGTTACAAATTGATAGAGGGGAATTTCAGCAGGAAGAGTTCTTAGAGTTGAAAGCAAAACATCTAAGTAAGATTATGGGTGAGGATGTGACTCTTAAGTTTAGAGCCCTTTCCGGAAAGGAATATACTTCCCTTGCTTCCGCCTTAATGGGACCTAAGGGGACAGTTGATTACTCTAAAGCTTATGATGTGAGTGCATTGGTTCTTTGCGAAGCTTTAGTGGAACCAAGCCTTAAAGATGGCGGATTACAGAAGCATTTTGGAGTAGCCAGTCCTAAGGACTTGGCTTTTTTATTTTTTCCCGGAAAAGAATTATCCACTCTTTCGGATAAGGTTACGGCTTTCTCCGGATTTGCGGAAGAGGATGAAGTAAAAGAAGTAAAAAACTAGTAGAGTCCGATGGTGAAACGAATGCCATGTTTTGGCTTTTCAGATTACATCACTGGAAACCGTCGGACTTTTTTAGACTTGGCTATGGAGAGAGGCAGATAGTCTATGCGTTCCTCCAGTTGGAAATTGAGCAGAGGAAAAAGGAATGGCAAATAGAACAGTAGACGTAACGCTGAGACTGGTAGACAAATTTACCGGAGGATTTCAAAAGTCTCTTTCAGCTCTCACGGCCATGGACAAGAAAACCTTCAAGATAGCAGGGAACCTACAAAGCACCGGCGACTCCATAGCTAAAGCCGGTGCAGCTATGACCGCTGCGGTTACGGTGCCTATTGCCGGTGCAGGAGTTGCGGCAGTAAAGACAGCAGCAGATTTTGAAAGCTCCATGAGCGCTGTAAAAGCTATTATGGGGCAAAAATGGGACGATGCTCTTGTTGATCAGGCAAAGCATTTAGGGGCTACAACTGCATGGACAGCAAGAGAGGTTGGAGAGGCTATGCAGTATACTGCTATGGCCGGCTGGGATGCTAAGCAGAACATGGAAGGTTTAGATGGTATTCTTTCCGCTGCAAGTTCCGGAGGAGTAGGTTTAGCAGAATCTACGGATATCGTGGTTGGTGCCTTGGCCGGATTTGGAGAGGGTGCAGACCAAGCTTCACGCTATGCAGATATCATGACGGCTACCTTTACAAACTCAAAGACGGATATGTTAGGTCTTGGAGAGACGTATCAGTATGTAGGATCTATTGCAGGTACTCTGGGATATGATTTTGCAGAGGTAAATACGGCCATTGGTATTATGGGAAATCAGTCTATCGCAGGTTCTCAAGCTGGTACTACGCTTAGAACGGCTCTGCTAAACATGACCGGAGATTCTAAAGAAGTGAAATCTGCAATGAAGGATCTCGGTATCTCTATGGCCAACGAAGATGGTACTATGAAATCCTTCTCAGAGATGATTCATAGCCTAAAAAGTGGATTCTCTGGACTTACTGAGGAAGGAAAGCTCTACTATGCCAATCAGATTTTCGGAAAAACAGCTACAGCCGGAATGCTTGCTGTTATCAATTCTACAGATGAGGCCTATGATAGCTTGGAACAAAGCATTAAAAATGCGAATGGTGCTGCAGGAGAAACAGCAAAAGGTCGCTTAGAGAACCTTAATGGACAGCTAACGCTTTTGAAGTCGGCTATAGAAGCTATAGCCATACGAATTGGAGATTTTGTACTTCCCTACTTAAAACAATTTGTAGAGTGGGCACAAAAACTTGCAGACAAACTAAATGGGATGAGTGATGAACAGCTTAAGGCTATTTTAAAGAATGTAGCAATGGTAGCCAGCATAGGCCCCATGTTAATAGTGTTCGGAAAGCTGATAGGTATAGTTGGCACTGTGATTAAAGTATTTATGGCAGTATCTAAAGCAGGGGGCTTGATATCGGTGATTACCGGTCCCGTCGGCCTAGTAATTGCGGCGATAGCTGTGCTTGTTGGAATTATTCTTTTGGTGCGGAAAAATTTTGACACCTTTAAGCAGTCTCTTAGCCGTTTTAGTCCGGTGTTCGATAGGATTAAGGCACATATCCATAGTATAAAAGAGACTTTTACAACTTTTCTGGAATCCACAAAGGGTCCAAGAGAAGCGCTGGCCAAGTTTTTTGAACAGACTTTAGTTAGAGCCATAGGAACTGCTGTAGGAGTAATTTCCTCTATAGTTGGGATTGTTGTAGGCGTTGTGGACGGAGTTATCAAGGTGCTAACCGGTATTATAACCTTCATAACAGGAGTATTTACAGGAGACTGGAGTAAGGCGTGGGAAGGCCTAAAAATGATAGCTAACGGAATAGCCACAGCTATAGGCTCATTCTTCCACGGCGTATTAGACGGTATTCTTGGAATTGTTCAAAATATTATTGATACGGTGGCTAGTATTAAACTTCCGGAACTTCCTGCAACTGATCATACTGGTAGAACCATTGGAACGCTTCCAAAGATGGCAAGTGGAACAGATAACTGGGTGGGAGGTCTTGTTCAAGTTAGTGAACGAGGAGGAGAAATATTAGACCTTCCCCAGGGTACAAGAATCTATCCTCATGACAAGTCTGTGGCTATGGCCAGAGCAGAGGGCGCAAGAAGCAATTCTATTTCGGTGAATGTTACAGGGAATAGCTTTACAGTAAGAGAAGAAGCGGATATCAATAAGATTGGCGAAGCTATAGCCAGGAAACTATCTATGGCCGCAAGTAATAGAGGAGGGTGGACATTTAGTGGAAATATGGCTTAACAGTATCTCAATCCCTGTACTGCCTTCCGAGTACAAGGTACAGAGCAAACAGAATAATCAAACAGAAAATATTATAGGGATAGGGGAAATATCTCTTAAAGGGAAGAGGGGCTTACGATCAGTATCGTTTAGCTCCTTTTTTCCTTTTCGGAAGGATTCCTCATATTGTAGGAAAGGGCGGATTTTAAAGCCATTGCAATATGTAAACGCTATTGAACGGATGAAACAGCTAGGAACTGTCAAGCTAATAATTACAGGGAGCCCTGTCAGAATGACCTGCACTATAGATTCTTTTGAATGGGGAGAAAATGATGGTACCGGAGATATATTTTACACTCTAAGCCTTAAAGAATACCGTTATGTAAATGCTACACAGTCCAGTGTTATCCAGGATAATGCCGGAGGGGAAAGTGCCTCTGCAGCAGTACAGGGAAATCAAGAAACGGCACGCACAGAGCCTAAGGTTAGCACACAAGAATATATAGTGAAAAAGGGAGATACACTTACTTCTATCGCAAAGCGCCTGACAGGATCATCTAACTGGAAAGCAATTTATAGTGCTAATCGCTCAGTGATTGGCGGAAATCCAAATAGGATTAAAACGGGGCAGAAACTTATTATCCCGGGAGGTTAAGAATGACGGTAACACTAATAAAAGATAGTGGGCAGTATTCTATTCCAGTGTCTAAGGTAGAGTGGAGCGGCTCAGCAAGTCAGGCCTCCCGAGAATTGTCATTTGATCTAATCAATGCTCCTAATGACAGTTTTGACATACCTAAGGTATCTACCGGAGATTTTGTAAGCTTCTCTTATAACGGTGAAGAAGTGTTCTATGGGCAGATATTCGGAGTAGAACGGAGCTCTAATATAGGTACCATTACCTATACAGCCTATGACATGATGAAAAATCTTTTGGAGAGTACGGGACAGTATAATTTCAAGAATCTAACAGCGGAGGGAATAGCAAAGCAAGTTCTTGATGATATGCAGATTCCAATTAGGCACTTGCATCCTACCGGAGTGAACATCCCCTCTTTACTTTGCGATGATAAAGGGATTTATGAAATTATCATGGGAGCATATACCAAAGCTCACCAGGTAACAAAGGATAAGTATTTCCCGATGATTTATAAAAGGGGATTTGCAGTCTACAAGACAGAGTGGAGCGTAAAGAACTTTATATTATCTGAAACGGATAACCTTATGTCGGCCAGTCTTACGGAGACCATGGAAAACATTGTGAACCGGATAAAGATCTATGATGAAAAAGGAAATCAGATAGGAGAGCTGAAAGACGATAATTCCATAAAGAAGTACGGAGTTTTTCAAAAGATATTTAAGAAACAGGAGAAGGATACAGCACAATCGGCCAATGCACTTATGAATATAGCTCCTAAGCAGGAGATAAAGATTAGTGCTATAGGAGATATCAACTGTTTAAGCTGCTACTTTGCAGATATCAAGGATTCTGCTACCGGACTTAATGGCAAGTACTGGATAAGTGCGGATAGACATAGATTTGATGGAGAAACTTACACAATGGATCTTGATTTAAGATTTGATTCCGTTATGGATGAAAAAAAGTTTGAGGACAGGAAAGAAGAAAAGAGAGAAGAAGAGAAGAAAGGGGCTGATAAAAATGTGGGAAAGCGAACTGGCAAATCTACTTCCAAGAGAGGAAGTGGCAAGGGAGTTAAAGTTAGCGATAATGACAAGTCCAAATTCTTTAAAACTGGGAAAATTGGAGTTACAGAAGGAGGATATACTGCTAAGCCAACATTTATTAAGCCCCTTGTGCGTAAAAGTTAAAACGCAATCTCCTAATGGGGGAGGCGCTTGTTCTGACAATAGTACGTACTTAGAGCCGTTAAAAGCTGGTGATTTAGTTCTTGTATATCAGCTTTCAGACTCTAAATTCGTAGTGATTGATAAGGTGGTGAATACATGAGCCTTTTACCTTCTTTTTATGATGTTAAGGATAGAAAGAGCATCAATGAATATTTCCCCAGAGAGTATGAGATAGATTTTGCAGAAAATAGGCTTACAGGACGGATTGTGGAAGGATTAGAAGCTATTCGCGTTTGGGTTTGGTGCTGTATCCACACAGAGCGATTTCGCTATGCCCTATACTCCTGGCAATACGGAGTGTCGCTCGAAAAATATCTTGGCCAAACCACTACAGAAGAGTATCTGGAAGTGGATAGTCAAGCGGAGATAGAGGAAGCCTTGAAAGTTCATCCTTATATCACCGGAATAGATGATTTCCAAGTAAGTAAGAACGGAACAAAGCTAAAAATCAAGCTTACAGTAAAGACTAAGCTAGGAAAGATTGAGGTATCTGAAAATGTATGAGAATCAAACAATGGAAACCATACTTGGGAGAATGCTCTCCAGAGTTGAGGGAGATATTGACAAGCAAGAGGGGTCTTTGCTGCATACTTCTAATGCATTAACGGCCATTGAGCTATCCACTCTCTATACAGAGCTTGACTGGATGCTGAGACAGGCATTTACAGATACTGCAGATAGAGAGTTCGTAATTATGAGGGCAAAGGATCGAGGGATTATTCCGGAATCGGCTACAAAAGCGATACTTAAAGTTACATCCACACCGTCAGAGGTTGAAATACCTATTGGGGAACGTTTTACAGGAGATACAGTAAATTACAAAGTGATAGAGAAGATTTCTTCCGGATTCTATAAGGTTGAGTGTGAAGAACCTGGCTCTGTAGGAAACAGAGCCTATGGGAAGATTATACCTATCGGATATATAGATAAACTGGAAGAAGTGAATATCTCTGAACTCCTTATTCCGGGAGAAGACGAGGAAAGTACAGACAGCTTAAGAGAGCGGTTCTTTAACTCCTATAAGTCTGTATCCTTTGGTGGAAATAGGGATGATTATATCGAAAAGGTACTGGCTATTCAGGGAGTAGGCGCTTGTAGAGTGAATAGATCTCTCCCCTACGGAGTGTCTCCTTCAGACATTGAGCTTCCTGAAGGTTTCGATGATTTTACTGCCAATATTGATGGCCGTTATTTTGAGATACAGGCTTGGATGATGACGGTGGGCGCGCTCATTAAAGAAAAAAAGCTGTCTGCAGGAGGAACGGTGGAAGTTAAAGTTCTGGACACAACTTATTCAAAGGCAAGTGCGGAATTAATCAAGCTGGTACAAGAAAAGATAGATCCTAGCCCTTCGGGAGAAGGGTATGGACTTGCTCCAATAGGCCACAGCGTAAGCGTAGGAACTCCGGAGGAAAAAATCATCAATTTATCCGGAAGGTTTACATTTTCCAGCGGATATAGCTTTGCAGCATTGTCCAGCCAGATAAGGGAAGCTGTAGAAAAGTATATGCTGGAGCTTAGAAAGGCGTGGCAGACGGAAAACGCCATTATAAGACATGTGCAGATTACATCAAGACTGCTTGCTGTTGAAGGAATCGTGGATATAAAGGAAACAAGGATTAATGGCAGTAAAGATAATCTTGCTTTATCTGCTAGATATATCCCTGTTCTTGGAACTGTTTCGGAGGGATAAATGGAAAACGTTGAATTACTGGTTAACCTACCGGATTTTCTCAAAGAGTTAAAAGATTTCCAAGCGATAGGACAGAGTGAAAGTCCGGAGTTCACCACGGCTTGGGAAAGGCTTGATACGTGGCTGAAAGACAGATTTATTTCCTCTATGACAGAGGATGGGCTGTCTGAAATGGAAAAGTATCTCCACATTAGACCTTTGGATAGTGATAGCTCTGACGACAGACGGCAAAGACTTCTTGCTGTAGAGAATAAGGCACTTCCCTACACACTAAGGAAGCTTAAAGAGGTTCTGGCCAATGCCTGTGGAGAAGGCAATACAGATGTGGAAATCAACAACTTTTCCGTCTCTATTCCGGTTAAGCTTGCAAGCCTTCGCTCACTTGACTTCATAAGGGAGACAGTGGAACAAATGCTTCCAATGAATATGGTATATGAGATAAGTGTTATCTATAACCGGTGGGAAAATTTTACAAAGAAAACTTGGGGAGATATGAAGCCACATACTTGGGAGAGTGCCTACCAAAATGAGAAATGGCAGAAAGGAGCATAATGACGCAAACAAGAAATCTAAAGCTAAATAAGCCTGATAAGGCGGATTTTATTGACATTGCTAAGTTGAATGAAAATATGGATATTCTGGATGAAGTAACAGGAAGAGTGGCAACGATCACGAACACGAAGGAAGTCACTGTAACACTTCCTTCTGGGAACTGGTCCTCTTCTGCACCATATAGCCAGAAAGTATCTGTTCCAACAGCCAAGGCCACAGACTTAGTATCTATGGGAAAGGCGCACACTAAGACTTCCAGTCCCTCGGATATAGAGACCTATGACGAGATGGCAGGACTAATCACAAGCGCAGAGGTTACAGATGGGTATGTGACTTTCTATTGTGCAGCAGAAAAACCTAGTAGGGAGTTTAAGGTTAAATTAAAGGGGGTGAGTAAGTAATGAGTGAAGTATTTATACCGCTTGGGGGAGCAGGAGGGAAGAACAGAGGAACGGCAGCAGTCCTAGGAGATAGCACACCTTTCTCAAATGCCGGAGCTGTAATGAGTCTTCCGCTTCCTGCCGGTAACTATAAGAAATCCGTAAGCAATCCACGCACTGGATACGGAGACGGGAAAAATTCCGAAGTAACAATCTCCAAGGAGCTACTGAAAAAGATGGCCATAGATGCCTTCGGAATCGCCTCTATCACAAATTTTAGTGCGGCCATGTATGCACATAAACAAGTCCGGCTTACATGGTCTCGTCCAACTAGGGGCTTGTGGAGCGGTGTGCATTTCGTATTCAAGTACGGAAGTATGCCAGATGGAATTTATGATGGATTTACATTTTGGGATAGTGCCGATGTTCACTACGAAACAACACGTCCATTACAGGAAGGACTGCTTTATATCCGTGCCTATAGCTATGTAGAAACCAACATGGGACGGTGGTACGACTATGACGGCACTCCTGTATATACCACCATCCAAGTAACAGGAATTAGTGGTTCTGTAACACTAGGAGCAGGGGCAGGCACTTGGACAGTACCGGCGAATGTTTATAAAATCCGTTATATCCTTGTCGGGCATGGTGGAGCTGGAGGAACAGCATTACAAAAAACTTATGGAGTGCGTTATTCCGGCCAATGTGGTGGTGGCGGAGGAGGATATTTCGCTTCCGGCTACATGGATGTAAGCCCAGGACAAGCCTTGCCTTGGGTCGTTCCCACTGCGCAAGGACAAGCCACAGTTTTAAATGGTGTAGTTGCAAATAGTGGTGAATCGCCACAGTTTATCACTATTGGCACCACTCAATCTAACTCTGTAGGTGGGCGAGGAGGTTCTGGCGGAGGAGGTGGCGCTACTTTCCCTGATAACTACGCCACTTATGGCGGAAACGGTGGTTCTAATGGTTCAGATGGAACTTATGGGGTTAGTCAATCGGACGCATTGAAATACGCAGTGGCCGGTGGTTCGGGGCAAGGAGCAACTACACAGGGATTTAATGGCGTGCTGTATTCTGGCGGTGGCGGTGGCGCTCAGCACAATCACTACCAAAACAAAGGTGGAATTGGTGGCGCCGGAGGTGGCGGAACTGCCTCTACAGGTGGCTCAGCTAATGGCGAAAATGGAACTGACGGCTTAGGCGGCGGTGGAGGAGGAGCTAGTGGAAGTAGTACCAAATACGGAATTCTAAGCTTTGGTGGCCAAGGCGGTACAGGCTGTATCTACATCGCATGGGGTTCTTCCATGAATGACGGAAGCTAAAGCCCTCTAACTAAACATTTGTGCATGAAAGGGATTCCTTACGGAGTTCCTTTTTAAATTTACCTAAAAGGAAGGAGAAGAAGCAATGAAACGAGATTTTGCGTTGATTCTGCCGAATCCAACAACGGCAGAGCATGAGGTAATGGCTATCACGATTTTTGACAGCCCTACCGAGGCAGATATGGGAGCAAGAGCAATTTATGGTGCTACCGCATACGCCAAGGAGTCATCCATGTGTGATTTAAAAGAGCCTTGCATCTACAAAGATGGAGCTTTTTTCAATCTCAAAATGAGGGAACTTCGAGATGAAAAGGGAGAGCTGCAGTTTGTCCGTGTAGGCGAGGAGAAAGCCGAGAGGATTCCATCACAAGCGGAGCAGATTGCAGAGCTGGCAAGAAAAAATGCCGAACTCAAAGCAGTAATTGACACGCTTGTACTCGACACGCTAGGAGGTGAATAATGTTTGATTATTTAAAAGGCTTGGCAGAAGAAGGAAAGCTTAACAAGAGACTTCTTGACAGGGCTGTAGCTAAGGGATGGATTACCAAAGCACAGGAGGAAGAGATTCTTCGTATCGCCGCAGAGGAGAAGGGAGCAGAAAATGGATGATAGATTTTAATGCTTTTTTCAGTTTGGTAGATTTTGGAGTGATTATCCAGTCGCTAGGTTGGCTTTTTCTTGGGACAATCACCCTGATTGAAAAATTCGCTCCGAAAGACAAAAAGCCGTGGACGGCAATCCTTACCTTTATCGGGAAAATCCTTACCAGAGAATTTGCAGAATCTCAGAAGGCCTTAATGGACAAAGTAGAGGCTTTAAGTTTAAAAGTCGAAAAAGTTGCCGAGTCTGTCGAGGAGACAAGAGCTATAGCCGCAAGGGTAAGAATTCTCAGCTTTGGTGATGAGTTGTTAGAGGGTAGACTTCATAGCAAGGATACTTTCGACCAGGCATTGCTTGATATTGATAACTATGAGAGGTACTGCAAAAGCCACGAAAATTTTAAAAATCACATTACGGAGGAAACGGTCGCTTTCATTCAAGAGAAGTACAGAGAGCGGCTCCGTAATAACACTTTTACAAGGTAGTAAAATATTCCTTGATATACGTCTGAATAATACGTATTATAGATTCTGTAAGGAGGGCGTATATGCAAAAGGTTTTCTACCCTTGTGAGATCTCACAAGATGAAGAGGGTTATCAGGTGCAGTTTACCGACTTTCCGGAAGGGTTTACTGATGGAGATAGTCTGGAAGAAGCAATTACAAATGCAAGAGATTTACTTGGAGCGTTACTTTTTTCCTATTTAAAGCATGGGAAAGATTTGCCTAGTGCCACGGTTCCGGAGGATTCTTCGAAGAATGTTTACTTTATTGAGGCTTGGCCGGACTTAATTAGGGATAAGGTTAGTAATCAAGCTGTGAAGAAGACGCTAACCATTCCGAAGTGGCTAAATGACATAGCGGAAGAGCGGAATGTAAATTTCTCTGCTGTGCTGCAGAGAGGCATAAAAGAATATTGTGGCTTATAGGAATTGCTCCTAAAGGTATCAAGATAGCGTAGGGTTTGTCCCCGCGCTATTTTTATTTTTACAAATAAGAAAGAGAGGAAAACAAAATGGATTTTGGAATTACAAGCGTAGTAGCAATCACAGTTATCACTTACCTTATCGGTATGGGGTGCAAAGCATGGGAAAAATTGGATAACAAGTTTATCCCGGTTATTTGTGGGCTTGTTGGAGCAGTCCTTGGCGTAGTCGGAATGCAGACGATGGCAGACTTTCCTGCAAAGGATGTACTTAATGCCGTAGCCGTGGGGATTGTATCCGGACTAGCCTCTACAGGCGCAAATCAGATTGGAAAGCAGCTTTCCGGCAAATAAGTATATTAGAGAAGCAAAACAGATGTTTGCGTGAGCAAGCCTGTTTTCCAATTTGATTTACATATCATAAACATTTTATTTAAAGAAAGAGAGGAAAGAAACATGAGAAAGAATGGACCATTTGAGCGTTACGAAGGAATTGATGAGGATGCAAAGAGACAGGATGTGCCTGTGAAGGACAACAAAGCGGATAACTCTGCTCATCCTGTAGGCTATGGCCGAGGCGTAGGAGAAGAGGATAAGGAACACGGTCCCGGAGTAACACCGAATCCGGATAGCTATACAGGTCCAGGAATCGGTTTAAAGAAGTAAATGCTTTTGGGGAGACATAGTTCTCCCCTTTTTTTGTACCGTAAATCTTATTAAATAGGAAGGAAAAACTATGAATCCATATCAAAGAGGACAGAGAGCCCTATGCGGGGACTATTTCAAATTTACTCCCGATGGGGCAGGACGCTTTAAAAGAGCAGGGCGCTGGCATAAGCAACCGCAGAAGGGGGATGTTATTTTCTATTTCAGCGAAGCGCTAGGAAGAATCGGGCACACAGGAGTAGTAGACGAAGTGCCATTACCTGATCTAGCTGCGGTCGAAGGAAATACTTCCGGAGCAGACAAGGATAGAAACGGAGGAGAGTGCAGGAGAAAGATTTATAGGAATTTCAAAGTAGGGGACAGGTCTTGGCCTTGTGGATTTGGCAGGCCTATCTTTGATGATGAGACTTGCTCCGTAGAAGAGTTCCTGGAAGTAGTTAGAGGGGAAATCGGTTACGAAGAAAAGGCTACACCACGAAACTTAGAGGATAAGCATGCCAACAGAGGAAAGAACAACTATACTAAGTATGGCGTCTGGTATAACCATGGAAAGGTTATCTCTGAGCCGTGGTGCGGAGAACTAGTAAGCTGGTGCTTCTATCAAGCTTGCAAACTTCATCAAGAAAGAAAAGCTTCCGCAGTGCAGCAGGAGCCACAGAAAGAGGGCTGGATTCAGCAGAATGATAAATGGCTGTACTATAAGGAAAACGCGCCTGTATGTGGCAAATTTGAGTATATCAATGGCAGGTGGTATGTGTTCGATAATGCGGGCTTCATGATAAAGGGCTGGTTTAAATCCGAAGAGGGTTGGTATTACCTTGGAGAGGATGGCGGTATGCTTTCTTCTCAATGGCTGCAGGATAAAGGCAAGTGGTACTACTTGACCAAGTCCGGCTTAATGGCAACTAACGCAAAAGTCAGAAAAGCAAAAGGTGACGGCTATGATTTTGTAGGCGCGGATGGCGCCTTTGATTCCTTTAAATCCCTGGTTACTGGCAGAATGGAAGGCGTTGAGATTGTAGAATAACGAGTACGGTGCTTGAATAAAGACCGTGTAATTTATAAAAACCGCCCACGAAACCGCCCACGATTTCAAAAAAGTGCTGATTTTACTGGGATGTTTGCTGTTTTGTCAGGGGTTCGAATCCCTCATCCCCTGTTACCAAGAAACCCTAGGAATTAAGCCAATGTGGCTTGAAACCTAGGGTTTTTGCTTACTTTTTGGTAATATAATTTTACCGAAAAAGAATGATATTTACTCATTTTACATACAAAACCGCCCACGAAACCGCCCACGATTTTTGCTATATATTCTTGAAGTGCTTAAGGTATTTCTTTGAGCCTTTTGTAATATCTTCTTCCAAGGCTTTTCTATAGATATTTTTCATTACATTATCAGACTTCCATCCGCCTAATGTCAAAATAATAGAATCAGGAAGACCTAAGGCATGAGCCTTAGAAGCAAAATATGAGCGCAAGCGGTGGATTCCAAAGCGGGGCAGTCCTAAGGCCTTTTGTGCAGAATCCAAAGTACAGTAAATCTGATTCAAGCTACCTTCATATATGTATCCCTGTTCCCTGATTCTGTCAGCCAGCTTAGCAGGGAGTGGAATCTTCCTGTTACTCTTTTCAGTCTTGGTATATGGCTGGATAAGCCATTTGTTATCACTATTCTGGACCTTAGCTTTGCAGATAGTTAAGGTGTTATCCTCAGATAGATCATCTATAGTCAATGCGCCTATTTCAGAGCGTCTTAGTCCCATGGCACCAAGATATATCGGGATGTAATATCTACGGAATACCGGATTGCTGTCTATATACTTGAATACTGCCTTAACTTCCTTCTCTGACGGCGTATAGATATCCAGCTGTTCTTTTCTTGGAAGTTTTGTATTCAGTACGAATCCCGGGCGAAACTCTTTAAGAACGGCAGACACGAACCCGTGCCGGTTATAGATTGTCTTTGGCTTTACTTCGTTTACCATGGAATTAACCAGCTTTGTTACCGTATGCTGCTCAATCTCGAAGAGGGGAGTATTGACGAAGGAATCAGGAAGCGCTTTCAAGGCGTGCCTGTATCCCTTGATTGTTGAGGCAGACAATACATTTTCTTTCGTTTTTATGTATTCTTCGGCGTATTTCTTGAATGAGCCTTTTCTATCTATTGATTCAGTAGATAGGTTCTCCAAGAACTCCTGTATCAATGCTGCCTGTTCTCGTCTTGTGGGTTTGGTGTCCGTTAATATGGAGTATCGCTTCTTGTCTTTCTCAAATCGTATCCGATAATTCCCACTAGGCAGTTTCTCTATGCCCATTTAAAATCCCTCCTTTCTCTAAATTTGGACAAGTTAAAAGAAAGGATGTAGCAAAATGCGACACCCTTTGAAAGCCTTATGCTAAGCCTGTAATCTCTCTAGTAACGCTTCTTGCAGTACCTGAGAGAAGTTGACTCCAAGCTCCAAAGACTTAGCATTCAGCCACGCAGGAAGAGTTACAGTACGATTCACGGATTTATTGTTCTGTGCTTCTCGGATTGAAGGCATAAAAACATCCACTAAACAAGAAACTTGATTTTTCTTAAGCTGCAGTTCGCTAATGGGAGAGGGCTGTGGGATTTCTTCTTTGTCTTCTTCCATGCTATAAAGGGTAAGCCCTAAAAGTTCTTTGGCAGATTTAAAGGCATCTTCCTCATCAACTCCGCTTGTGGCAACATCAAAATCAGGGAAAAGTACTGCGATTTCCTGTCCTACCTCGAAAGTAAATACCGCCGGATAAATATAATTGTTCTTTTTCATTCTGTTCTCCTTTATATGAATTCTTCAAGGGTAGGGCTACCGAAATCGTAGCCCTGATTGTCTTTCGATACTGTCTAAGGTGTCTCGTGGTATGTCTTTGTCCGGGTGTTTTACTGTAACTTTTCCCTTTTTAGTTGGATGCTTGAATTGGTGATGGCTCCCAACGCACATGATTTCATACCAGCCGTCCTTCTTAAGTATCTTGAGTACTTCCCTTGATGAGTAACTTTTCATATTGTTTCCTCCTCATGTATATATAATAACAAATATAATTATATTTGTCAATATAATATTTGTAAAAATATTTGTCGAAAAGGTATAAAAAAATACCCCTAGTTTCATCACTGATCAGGCGACTACTTCTAGGGGAGATATTATGCCTCATGGCCGGCGAGCTTACAGTTCGCTTAAACGTCAATTCGGTTACATGAGTATACAGCGTATTTCTACCTGCCCCTATATTATCGGACGTGGAATTAAAAATTGCAAGAATGTAAAATGATTAGCTTGCTATCATACTTAAATTATTCTGGTCCTCTCGTTCGCTCCACTTAATAACATGAATGCCATAGTTTTGTGCAGCTACTAGTTCCTCCTCATTGATTTTCTTTTCATCATTCACGATTAAGATACACTGGGAGTCTCTTCTTGCTCCTATAGTATCAGAGCAAGAGAAAATACTGCTGGTAAAATTAGCCTTATTCGGTGTACTAATCACATTGCA